CCTACCACGATGTTGGCCACGGTGCCGGCGTCATCGAGCACGTACTCGATTTCGCTGATGAGCATGTCGCGGTCGATGCCGATCAGCGGGTCGACCACGCGCACGATCATGTTCGGCACCCACAGGGCGCCGGTGGACTGCCGCCACCCTTGAATCTTGTAACGCAGTGTCAGCGCCTTGCCCATGCGGCTCCCGCGCTCCCAGTTGGCCCGCGCCTGGGCCAGCTCCGGGGTCATCTGGCCACTTTCGTGGATCAGCAGCACCCGGCGCCGGGTGGCGCGCGGATCGGTGACGCCGGCCTTCACTTCGCTGGCCGCCGCGCCGTAGTCAGTGTCGGTGCCCGAGCGCTGACCGGTAACGCGGTACTCGGAAAACACCCCCGAAAAATCCAGCTCAGCGCTGCCGGTCAACAGGTTCTGTCCCAGTTCCAGGCGGTCGACGGCACGGCCGGCGCTGCCCGGTTTGATGATCACCACCCGCCCCCGGGCGTCATCGGTCGACAGCAGCCGCGAAAGCGTCAGCAGGCGGTCGATGGACTCGAAGGCAGTTTCGCCCGGTTCTATCTGGTGGTCGGCCAGCTTGGTGGTTTCCGCCACCTCACTCAGCACCCGCACCTCGTAGGGCTCGGCCAGCGCCTGCACGATCTTCTGCACGCTCTGCCCGCGCCACTGGCCGGGCTTGTTCACCGCCGAGCAGTCCACCAGGTCGGCAGTCAGCGAACGGCCGGCGACCGAGCGTTCGACGCTGCGGGCGTCGTAGCTGATCGGCGTGCCGAACACCCAACCCGTCAGCACCAGGTCGGCACCGATCCGCACTTCGCAGCGGTCGCCCTGGCGCACCGGGATTTCCTGCACCTGGCCCGGCCAGCTCCACGTCACACCCAGGCGAAAATCCCGGGCCTGGCGTTCGATACCGGCGCTGATGCTGACTTTCTTCCAGCCGCGATAATCCAGGCCGTTCACGCTCAGCGTGACAGCGTTTTGATGATCCATGGTTTCACTCTCGGGCGATGGTCAGCGCGCCCACGGGCAGGAAGCCCGGGTGCTGCACCTTGTTACGCGTAACGATTTCCTCGGCGCGGGTGGCATCGCCGTAGCGCTGGTACGCCAGCACCACCGCCGGCAGACTTTCCCGCGTGGTCACTTCACTCAGCCGCACGCCGGCGCGGGCCACTTCGGTCAGGTGCGCCCGCACCTGGTTGCGCACCACCTCCAGCCGCTCGACATGCTCGACCGGCGACGCCAGGGCGGCCAGCCACAGGGCGTCGCTGATGGCGTCACGCAGCGCGACCACGTCTGCAGTCACCGGCACCTCGGGGCGCTGAATCGGGGCCACCACCTGCTGCTCCAAGGTGGCGAAGCCGGTCAACGGCTCGGGCGCCTGCACCACCGGCATGGCCACCGCCTCGCGCACGGCCAACACGATCAGCGCGTCGCGCACCAGCTCGCGGGCAGCGGTGACCACGGCGGCGGTGTCGGTTCCTCCGGCCGGTGGCGGCGCGTTGGCCAACTGGCGGGCCTGCTCCACCTGGCCGGTGATGGCCCGGCCGGACTCGGCGAAGCTGGAAAACTCCGGCGTCGCCTCGGGCAGCGCCGCGACGGTGCGGGCAAACTCCGGATCGGCCTCCAGGCTGGCCGAGTCGCCGCCGCTGGACGGCCCCCAGCGATAGCCCGATGACCGTGAACTGCCGCCGACACTGGCGAACTGCCCTCGGATCATCGCCGCGAAGTTGCCCGGGGCGTTGATCAGCATGTCAGCCAGCGCCTCCACCGAGCTGACCAGACCCGTCAGTTGGCGAAGCTCCGAGGCAATGGCCATCTGCACCCCGGCCACACCGTTCTGCAGCGCGACCACGGCCAGGCGCGCCCGGTTGACCACCGCCATCGCGGCCTTGTACCGGGCAATCGCCGATTCCAGCAGGCTTTCCGATGAGTCCTCCAGCTGCCGCGCCGTGTTCGGCACGCCGGCAGGAAAGCCCTTCTCGCCGTCCTCCACAAACACCAGGTCAAAGCGGACCATGCCGCCTTCACGGCGCTCATGGCTGACGCTACAGACCGTCGCGGTGGCCGTCAGCCGGCCATACCAGGGGTGGACCAGCTCGCCCGCCCCGGGCTTGTCCAGGGCGTTGAGCAGGTTGTCACGCTGGAAATAGCAGTCCTCCCCGATTACGAAGGCGGCCAGCTTGATTTCCCGCGTGACGCGGCCCAGGTCTTCCACCAGCGGCTTGTCCCGCTGCGGATACTCATGCGTCTGTGTGCGCCGTCCCGCCGGCATGCTGTCGTTGTCGACGTGGAACGGCACGCCCCGGAATGAGGCCGGGTGCAGCTGATCCCGCCAGGTACTCATGACGCCCTCCCCAAGGATCGGTAGCCCACTTGCGGGCTGACCTGCAGCCCGGGTTGATTGGTGTCGGCCTGCTCCACCCGCATGCCCGGCGGTGCGTTGTCGAAGCGCACGACCATTTGCCCTTCCAGCTGGGCTTTGCTTGCCTGGGTCGCCTGCTGCACCAGGGAACCCCGCGACGCGGCCAGGGCACCGGGTGCCGGCGCCGACAGACTGGTTTGCCCAGGACGCGACAGCAGGCCCATTTCAGCGCGTTTCGCCGCCTCCTGCGGGGTCAGCCCTTTGGCCAGGCTTTCTTGTGCATGCTCGGCCATCTGCGAGGCCGACAGCGGCATCGCCGCCCACGGTCCCGGCTGATTCGGCGCACGCATCAGGCTGGCCACGCTGGTGGCTTCGGGCATCAGTTGCACCGGCTGCGTCATCGGCTTGACCAGCGCCCCCGGTACCGGCTCGCCGGCAGCGTTGCGCGCCTTCTGCTGCTCGGCCCAGTCGTTGACCTTGGCCGTCGCCGCGCTGATCACGCCGTCGCCGCTCGACTCACTGTCAAAGCCCAGGAATTTCATCATGGGCTCGATGATGGGTCGCAGCTTGTCCCAGATCCCCTTGAAAAAGCCGGTGATGGGCTCCCAGTGCTTGATGATCAAACCCAGCGGCGACCAGTCAAAGACCGACTTGAGGAAGTCGAAGAACGGCACCGACAGGGCTTTGACCAGTTCCCACAGCGCGCCGAAGAACGCCGTCAGCGGCTCCCAGTTGGCGACGATCTGGCCCAGCGGTGACCAGGCGAAAGCGGTTTTCATCCACTCCCACACCGCCATCGCCGGGGCCTTGATCTTGTCCCATACCGCTTGGAAGTACGGCGCCACGGTCGACCAGTTGGCAATCAGCACACCGGCGGCAATGGCGATACCCCGGACGATCATGCCCACCGGGCTCATGCTCGCGACCCCGTTCATCAGGGCCAGCGCCGCCGAGGCCCCGGCCGTGGCCAAGCGCAGTACGGTGAAGCCCACCGCCGCACCCAGCAGCCCTTTGATCAGCCAGGGATGCGCCCCGGCCAAGCTGGTCACGCCGCTGATGATCGGCCCCACCGTCGCCATGAAGTCGTTGAGCGGGGGCAGCAGCATGCTACCGACCGTGATACCCAGGCGGGTCACCCGGTTCTGCAACAGTTGCATGGCGTTGGCCGTGGTTTCCGACCGCGACTTGTACTCGGCTTCCATCGAGCCGGCATAGGCCGTGGCGTCGCCCACCTTCGTCAGGTTGCCACTCAGCAACTGCAGGTTGGTCACCAGTGGCGTAATGGCCGCCACCGACTCGCTGCCAAACAGATTGGTCAGCAGCGCCGGACGCTTGGCCGCGTCCACCTGGGAGATCCGCTTGAGCAGGTCCAACATGGTCGCCTGGGAATCTTTCTGCATCGCTTCCGCGACCTGCTTGGAATCCAGGCGCAACGACTTGAAGGCCTCGGCCTGCGACTTGGTGGCCGCCGAACCCTTGGTCATCGCCAACATGAAGTTTTTGATGCCGGTCGCCGCCACGTCCTGCTTGACGCCGACGCCGGCCATGGTCGCGCCGATGGCCGCCACCTGCGCGGATGACAGCCCCGCCACCTCGCCCAGCGCGCCCACTTCGGTAATGATCGCGGAAATTTGCTTGGTGTTCGCCGGCCCGGTGTTGCCCAGGTAGTTGATCCGGTCGGCCAGCGCGACCACCTCCGTCTGGTTCATGCGGAACGCCGTCCGCCACTTCGCCATCATTTCCCCGGACTCCGAGGCCGTCTGATCGAAGGCGACGCCCATTTTCACGGCGTCTTCGGCGAACTGGTTCAGCTCTTCCCGGGCAATGCCGGACTGGCCGCCGGCGGCGACAATCTGCGCGATGCCCTCAGCCGCCATGGGCAGCCGCTCGGACAGGTTCAGCACGTCGTCGCTCATGGCCTTGAACTGGGCCGGTGACTCGAAGTTGACCACCTTCTTGACGTCGGCCATGGCGCTTTCAAAACCGATAGCCGCCTTCACACCCATGACGAACGGGGCCGCAATCGCCCCGCCCTGCAGGGCCTCACCGAAGGTGATCTTGCCAAGGCCCGAGCTGTTCAACTGCTTGCGCAGCACTGCGGCGTTTTTGCGAACACCGTTAAGCACCGGTGACAGCTTGTCGACGCCGGTAATCAGCGCCTTGAGTTGGAATTTATCCGCCACCGCCTCCCCCATTCAGCGCGTTAATGCGCCACGCGTTTTCCTCACTCTCGAACAACGTGTCGAGGGTCCAGCCCAGCACCTCGCCCGGGGTGGCTTTCCACCACCAGGCAAGGTCGTAGGCCAGCTCGGTCAGGCCGCCGACTGCTTCGAATCTTGGGGCATGAAAAAACCCACGATCAGCCAGCCGATGGTGTTCAGGTCAGCAAGGTCCAGCTGGTTCACCGAACTGGCCGGGATGGCAGCGCAGATCGCGATGTACTTACCGACCGCTTCGACCTCCATGATCGGGTGGCCGCTCTCACCAACGACGTAGGGCAACGCCTTGATTGCGCGGCACTCCTGCACGGTCGGGCGGCGCAAGGTCAGTTCGGTGACCTCTTCACCATGGGCCTGGATTGGGGTAGCGAGGGTGTGAGTTACAGTGGTCATTACTGCCAGTCTCCTTGGATGCCTTCGAATTTGAGCGAGACCTTGGCGTCATCGCCGGTCACTTTGATTTCTTCCACCAGATACGCGCCGCTCAGCACGTACACCGAGCCGTCGGCCAGCTCGGCGGTGATGGTCATGCTGATCCCGTTGGCCAGCTTGGCCCGGGGGAAGTTGGGGGTTTTCACCGCGTCGACCACCACATAGGGGATCAGGTCTTCTTCCTTGAAGTAGCCCCGCGTGATCGTTTCGCGCTTTGTGTCCGACAGCGGGCATTCCACGCCGCCGGTGATCACCAGCTGATCACCGTCGACCTTCACAAAGCAGGTGCCCGCGACTTTCTGACCCATAAAGGGCACTCCCATAAAAAAGCCCGCACTGGGCGGGCTGGGGTTGAACGATGAGGGTTACGCCGCGTCCGGGTACTGCAGGCGGAACTGGTACAGCAGCGCGAACACTCGCAGCTGGTTCACCAGGTCCGGCGGGAACAGCACACTCAGGCGGTTCGGGTTCTTCGGGTCGCGCTCCACGATCAGGTACTGATTGAACGCCTCGGCGTTCTCGACAATGCCCTCACGCTCAAGCGCGCCATAGGCCGCGATCAGCTCGCCGCGAATCACCTTCGGCGTGACGATGGACTGGCCAGGGCCGAAGCGCGTCCCGTCGTTGGCCAGCTTGTGACGGCCGTACTTGCTGGTGATGATGCTGCGCAGGTAGCGAATCACGTAGGCCGACTGGTGCAGCGTCTCGCTGTCCAGATAGGAGTCATCCGGCTGGCCGTAGGCGTTACGCTGGTAGGTCGTAACGGCCCGCTCGATGCGGTAGCTGCCGCCGTTGTAGACGGCGGTGGCCACCCCGCTGGTCAGCAGCGATTGCCGCTCGGTCAGGGTAAAACGGTCACTCGCCTGCGCCGGGTCGATGCCCGTCAACGCGCCGGTCTGCGTCGGTCGCGCCGGGTCGGCACTGATGAACACAGCGGTACGTGCCGCCCAGGCCGCCGCCACTTCCCACGCCGGCTGCGGCACGCCGCGCTCGAAGCCATGCACGGAGACATGCGGATCGTTGCGCAGGCGCCCAGCGGCGACCAGCTGGCCCAACGTGCCGCGCTGCGCGCTGTACACATGGCCATAGAGCTGCTTCGCCCAGGACCAGCGGCCGGCGCTGTCGTCCATGGCGGTTTTCCAGGCGCCCAACGTGTCGGCATCGGTCCAGGGCTGGGCGATGAACTCGAATTCTTCGTCGCCCAGCGCGGCCAACGCCGCCGATACAGCCGGGGTGCCGGCGCCGTTGGTCATGGCCGTGGCCACCAGCGTCAGGCCGGCCGGCGTAGTCTCGCCATTGGCGCGCCCCAGGCGGTTCAGCTGGACTTGGATATCGTTGCCCAGCTCGCCCTTGAACTTGGCCTGCAGGGTGACCACGCCGGCGGCGGCCGTGGCCGTCACCGGCAGGTCAATGGCGGCATTGATGGCCGCCGCCAAGCTGGCCGCCACGGCCTCGGCCGAGGCCCCGACGACGGCATCGGCGCGCACACGCTGGCCAGCCACGTACAGATTGACCAGGCCGGCCGTGGCGACGCTGCCCGTTACGGTAACGGTGGCGGTCGCGGCCGCGCCGGTGGCCACCTTGAGCGGCAGACACCAGACCTCGCCGGCAACGTCGATGGCCCGCCAGCGTGCATGCATAGCGGCCAGCATCGAGCCGGTGCCGCCAATGTCCTTGGCGTCGCTGGTCTTCGACACCAGCACCAGGCGGCCGATTTCGTCGCTCTCGGCATCGTCGTTGACCTGGCCGACGATCAGCCGGCGCAGGCTGGACCCGCCGCTGTTGGCCATGGAGTTGTCGACTTCGGCATAGAACAGCGGCACGCGAATGTCGCTCGGGATGTTGCTGAAACTGACGCTCATCGCGCTTTGCTCCCCCGGGTGGTGGTCTTCTGTTCCAGGGCGTCGCCGTCGATGATACGGCGCTCCCAATAGGCATCACGGGGCACTGCAGCCCCCTCGGCGGGCAGGTACTTGCCCGGCTGATCCGGCAGCGGGCAATCGCGCCCCGGTGCCGGCTTGAGGTGAATCGTGGTCATGGGTTCAAGTCCTCACGGATGGTGAACTCGACCCGCCCGTCTGGCCCCGAGGCCGTGACGTTGGGGTCTTTCAGGGGGTTGAGGAAGTCCAAACGGGTGTCGATGCCTTCCAGGGCTGGCAGGCCGGCCAGCTGCCATTCCTGCCAGGTCTGCGGCTTGCCTTCGCCGGTCTGCTCCCAGCGGCCGAGCTGGAAGTCGGCATAGAAGCGATAGCGGTAGACCATGCGGTCGCGGTCGAGCAGCACCAGTTGACCGCCGTCGTACAGCAGCGACCCCGATTCGTCGTCCGGCTCGAAGCCCACCAGGGCACGCCACAGCTGGGCGCGCACGTCGTGCAGCACGTCGACTACCGACTGGCCGCGCTCATCATCGGTCGGCAGCACGACACACACGTCGATGACGTCGCGCACGGCCTGGGTGTAAACGTTCTGCGCTTGCGGCTCGTCGGCCGAGTCGCCAACAGCGATCACATAGGCCGCCGGCGGCTTCATCTTGGCGCTGTCGGCGGTCGGGTCCCAATCCAGTCCGCCGGCCACGCGCCCTTCGAATCCAGGCGCATAGGCGCGCAGCTGCTCGATCACAGGCGTGATTTTCATGTCAGGTACTCAGTTAAGCAGCGCGGCGGCAAAGGCCTGCTGCAGGATGCGCCGCACCTCGTCTCGGCTGTCGACAAGGGCGTCGGTCATGTAGTTGTCGCGGGGTTTGATCCGCCACCCGCCCCCACTCTTGCGGCGCACGCCGTAGTGCAGGTAGGCGGGATAGAAGGCCCTCATGCTCGCGGTCTTGCTGGGTGCGACACGCACCAGAAAGCCCGAGCGCGACACCTTGTAGCCGATGGAGTCGGTGGTGGCCCCGCTACGGTTTATGGGGTAGCCGTCCTGGCCACCGCCGAGCGCTAGATTCATCTGTGCCCGGCCTGTGATCAGCTGGCCAACCTTGCGCATGCCGGCGCGGATCTTTCGCTTGTTGAAGGCCTCTTGGTCGAACTTGTCAAAGCCCTCGACATGCAGATAGCCGTCAATCGAAACGGAGTTGGCCACGGCCACCTCCCGCCGGCGCATTCGCCGCCTGCAGCTCCTCGACCTCGATCACCGACCACACCTGCCGCCCGCGCATACCGGTAGCCCGCTTGACGCGGAACACCCGGCCGCCGGCGACCAGTTCATGCCGCGTGTCCAGGTCCCGCACGAATCGACAGTAGATGCGATGCGTAATGGTCGTCCCGGTCTGCACCGACCCGGTGTAGGTGGCCGTGCCTAACGGCTCGATCTTGCACCACCGCTTGGCCACTACCTCGAAATGCGAGTCCAGGCCGGAACCGCTGGGCGTGTCGTTGCGGATGCGCACCACCGCCCGGGTGCGCAGTTCGCCCGCTTCCGGCTCCCTCACAGCGTAAACCAGCGGTAAGGCTGCACCAGGGCGTCATAGGCCAGCGGCAGCGCCTTGGTGCCGTTGCTGGTCGACTCGGTGACCGGCTCGCGGTTGCGATGCCAGTGGGCGACCAACAGCAGCATGGCCAGCGCCACGTCATCCGTTACGGGTAACGCGTTCTCCGGCGCATCGATCGGCAGCAGCCCACGCAGGTAGGCTTCATCGCCGGTCGCGTCTGCCGGCGCGTCGGCCGGCAGCGTGACCCAGTACAACCGCCGGCCGCTGTCCTTCTCGACCTGGCGACGCGCTGCGCGGGCGTAGGCCTGCAGCAGCGTGTCTTCCTCGGTTTCGTCCAGCTCCAGCTTGCAATGGCTCTTGATCTGCTCAAGCGTCAGCATGGGCACCCCTCCCGTCAGGCGGTCTTGCCCACCAGGTGCTTGATGGCGGCCGTGTCCTGCAGCACCAGGCCGAAGCGCACGAACGCCAGGAAGCCGACCTGGCCGTACTCGGCGTAACGCTCCACCAGGCGCTTGAGGGTCAGGCTACGGACCGCGCGCAGCACCAGTTCGTTGAAGTCGCCGGCATACATGAATTTCTTGCCGGCGCCGATATCGGCGATGGCCTGATCGATCACGTACTGATACTTGAGGATGGTGGCCGGACGGTCGCTGTCGATGCCGGGCAGCCACAGCGGGCGATTGTTGGCGTCCACCATTTCTTCCATCGCCTGCAGCGTCTTGTCGTTGAACGCCAAGCGGAACTTGGCGGCCGCACGATACGCCGGGTCAACGGAGTGAATCAGGTTGTTGACCTCCTGCCAGGTGAAGGCGGTGGCCTTGGCGGTCATGGCACCTTGAGGGGTCGAGTATTCCAGGCCCTTCGGTTGCGCCGGCGTGTCGGCGGTTTCACCGGCGCCGGTGCCCTGGACGATCAGGCGGTTACGGGTACGCGACACGCGCTTACCGATACGGCCGGCCAGGTAGCCTTCCATGTCAATGCCCGAGTCCTGCAGCAGCTGTTCAGAGACGCGGATAATCTTCGAGCTGATGGTGTGCGACCCCATGGTGCCCATCCCGAACTCGACGTCCTTTTCGCCTGCTGCCTTGTTCTCGCCGATCAGCTCGCCTTCTTCCTCGCCGCCGTTGCTGGTGGCCCAGGCGATAGGCGCGCCGTTGTCGGTCTGCAGCAGTTGGCACACCGAAGCAATACCGCCGTAGGTCACCAGCGATTCGATCACCTTGGCCTGCAGGGTGGTCGGCACGGTGAAACCGCCCGCCTCGTTCGGATTGGTGCCTTGAGCACGCATTTCCAGAACCACGGAACGCTGCTCGGGGGTCAGATACTCCAGGCCGCGACGTACCCAGTTATCCCAGGCGCTGCGCTGCTCGGCCTCCGCCTCGTTCTTCGGTGCGCCGGCCGGACGCTCACGGTCCAGACCTTCGACAAAGCTCTGATCCTGGGCGCGCAGTTCTTCTTCACGCTCGATCTTCTCGCGCAGCCCCTTGAGGTCGGCTTTCATGCCTTCCCACTTGGCGCGGACTTCGCCGGTCCAACCGTCGTCCGGGGTGGTGTCATGCAGCGAGCGCATTTCGGCCGACAGCTTGTTATAGGCTTCTTTCATTTGTTGCAGGGTCATAGCTCCCCCTTGGGATCACAGTTCAGTTAGGTCAAGCAGGCGCTCGCGGGCCTCGCGCTCAAAATGTGCGCGGGCTTCGTCGCCTTCGGTTTGCGCCTGCTTCCAGGCAGTCAGGGAGCGCTGGGCAGCGCTGGAGTCGGGGTAAGCCGGGAACGCCACCGGCCCTACGTCGCGCAGCTCGGCAATCTTGAAGATCGTGCGCACGATCAGGCCGTCTTTCTCCTCGTGCCAGGTATCGCCGCCCTTGGCCACGCGCATGGCGAAGCTGCTGCCGCTCATGTCGCCACGGCGCAGCGGCTCGACCACCAGGTCGCGGATGGTCTGCGTATTGGGCGTATCGATTTCGTAGGCCAGGCCGCGCTCATCCACGGTCAGGCGCAACGTACCGCTGGCCGTGCGGCCCAGCAGGTAGGTCGGGTTGTGGTTGAACAGCGCTCGGGTGTCCTGGTTCAGCACGTCATCGAACGCGCCCGGGGCGATGATTTCCACGAAGGTGCCGCCCAGCAGGTCGCTACGCTGGTTGAAGACAGCGGCATAGCCGGCGATCTTTGGCGCGCTGCCCTGCTCATCCGACTGGACAGCACGAAGCTCGCAATGCTGCGCCTGCAGCATGCGTTGTTCGAATTCACTCATGGGTTATTCCTGCTTCGTTACGGGTAACGGCTTGCCGTCTGCGCCGAGCAACTGCGTGTTGACGTTGAGCAACATCGAGTCGAGGCCTTCCAGCTGGTTGAGGTCTTCCAGCACGCGCACTTCGTTGCGGCTCATCCAACCGTCTTGAATGGCGATGCGGTAGAACTCGGCGCGCTCTTTTGGGGTGCCGCGCAACAGGCCGGCCAGGTTGAACTTGACGTAGTAGCCGGCCATGCGCTCGGCGCGGGTGAAGACGCGGCGGTTTACTTCTTCCTCCCAGTTCTTCACCCACGGCATGACCGTGTGGCGCACGAACTGGATGGCCTGTTCGCTGATGTTCGAGAACGTGGCCTTTTCCAGGTCGTTGATCATGTGCGCCGGCACGTTGAAGATGCTGGCAATCTCGCTGCGGGTCAGCTTGCGAGTCTCGAGAAATTGCGCATCCTCGGGCGCGATGGTCAGCGCCTTGTAATCGAGGTCGGCGGGCAACAGCAGCGTCTTGTTGTCCGAACGCTTGAGCCGTTCCACGGCGGCGCGCCAGACCGTTTTCAGGCGCTCCCAGCTGGTGTTATCCAGCTTCCCGTCCTTGACGGTGACCAGGCCCGTGGGCCGGCCGCCGCCCTCGAAAAACTCCTTGCCGTAGCGCACAGTGGCCATGCCCAGGCCAATGGTGTCTGCGTTCTGCCGAATGGGGCTGATACCCATGCGCCGGTGCGAGCCGATGGCGCGCAGGTGGATCATGTCCTCGGGCGACACCGCCAGCGGCGCGCCGTCTTCATCCTGGGTCGAGTACACCCAGCGATTGCCGTTCTTTACCAGTTCGGTGTGTTGCGGCTCGTGCATTTCCAGCGACAGCAATTCACCGCGGCGGCTGCGCACCGTGCGGGTGTAGCCGTTGCCCCAGCCGAGCACATGGGCCTGCTTGGTTTCCCGCCAGCGGTAAGAGGTCTGCCAGGTGTTCGGCTCATCGTGAAGCAGGTAATGGGCCGGGTGGTCGGTGGCCACTTCGATCCGCCCGTTGACCTTACGCAACACGCTAAGCGGCAACTGGGCCATGGAGCTGGACAGCACGTAGATGCAGGCATACACCGCCGTCAGACGCATGGCCGAAGCCGGGCTGACGCTGATGCCCTGCCCTTCGAACAGGTATTCGGTCAGCTCCTTGCTGTTCATCGGCGTGCTGGGCACTTCCAAGCTGCTGCGCTGCTCGAACATCGCGCCCAGGATCATCGCCACACCGCCTTGGCGGCGCCGGCCACCAGCAGGCCGCCACCGACCATCAGGGCCACACCCGCCCCAAACTGGACGTAGAGGCCCGCGACGAACAGGCAAAAGCCTGCCGTCCCGATAGATTCAGGAAGCCATTTCATCGTAGGGGCTCACATAGCTAATAGGTCGTCTTCGGTCAGGCTGGCCAACAGCCCTTCCGGCTCAAATTCGCTGACCATGGCGCGGTTCATCGCCATCAGCGCGGCGACAATGCCGTCGATTTTGCGCATGTCGGTCTTGCCTTCGTCGGCCTTCATCGGCGTGATGCATCCCTTGAACGGACGCACCACGACGTTGCCGGCCTGCCAGGCCAACACTGGGTCGCTGGAGTGGCGCACGCGACCGGACAGCAGCGCCGCTTCCAGCTCGCGCATGGGCAGGTTCATGCTGGCCACGCCGCCGCCCATTTCGACTACCTCGGCGCCGTCCTTCTGCAACTGGTGGGCCAGCTGGGTGGCGCGCCATTTGTCGTAGGCCACTTCCTGCACATCGAACATGCCAGCGAATTCGCCCACCATGTCGCGCACCAGGTCGAAGTCCATTTCCTCGCCGTCGCACACCTCCAGCAACCCAGCGTTGGCCCAGGCCTCGTAAGCGGCCTTGTTGGGGCCGCCCCGCTCTATCGCGCCTTCGGGCAAGAACGACTTGCAGAAGATGGTCCAGCGGTTGACCCACTTGCCGCTCCCCGGGACCAGTTCCACCTTGTCCAGGAACACCAGCGACACCGCGCAGATATCCGACTTGCTGGCCAGGTCAATGCCGATCCAGCAGCGCTGGCCCAGGAACTGATCCAGGGTCAGCGTGGGGTCGCCGCACGCCTCCCAGTCGGCCATGTTCAGCCAGGCTTCCTTGGCGCTTACCCAGATGTTGAGGTGCTTGGTCTTGAACGCGTTTTGCCGTGACGGGTAACGCGTCGCGTCGGCCTGGCGCTTCAGCAGGTACTCAGCCCCGACTGAGACGCCGTAGTTGGGGTTGGCCTTGCGCAGGATCGCCGGGTCTTTCCAGTCGTCGTCCTCGTCAATCGTGTAGATGATCCCGAACAACTCGTCGTTCGGCACCGTCCCTTCCAGCTTGTCGATCACCTGGGCGCGCTGCAGGTAGCACGGCCCGGCGATGTTGTAGCCCGCCGTGGTGATGGCGAACATCATCGGCTGATCGCGGGCGCCCATGCTGGTCAGCATGGTTTCGTAGAGCGCGGCCGAGGTGTGTTCGTGGAACTCGTCCACGATGGCACAGCTCGGCGACTGACCGTCGCCGGGGTCGCCGATCAGCGGTTCGAACTTGCTTTCGTCACCGATCACCGACAGGTTCTTCGCCGCGACTTGGATGCCGAAGGCCTCGACCAGCTCGGGCGTGCGCCGCACCATCTGCCGCGCCGGCTTGAACACCTCCCAGGCCTGCCGCTCGGTGGTCGCACCGCAATACACCTCGGCGCCGAACTCCCCATCCATGACCAGCATGTACAGGCCGACACCAGCGGCCAGCACGCTCTTGCCGTTCTTGCGCGGCACCTCGATGTACACCTCGCGGTACCGTCGGCGGCGGGTCTTCTTATCGACCCAACCGAAGATGCTGCAGAAGATGAACAGCTGCCACGGCTCAAGCTTGATCAGCTCGCGCAGCGCCGCCCATTTGCCCTTGGCATGCGGCAGCAGCTGGATGAACACCGCCACCTGCTCGGCGGTATCGCGGTCGAAGGTCCAGCGAAAATTGCGCTTCTTCGACTTGGCCAGGTCATCCAGATGGAGCTGACAGGCCCGACGCACGTACTTGCATGCTGCGATCTTGCCGGCCACTACGTCGCGGGCGTACTTGTTCGCCGCGTTTACGTTCGGGTAGCTGGCCATGTCCTAACTCACTTAGAGGCCCGCCCTCCTTTGAGCACGATGAACGGGTTTTCTGGTTTCTCCGGCCCGCCACTGCCCATCAGGCGCGCACGGCTGGCCGGGTCCAGCCCGAGGGCTGCCCCGAAGCTGGCCAGCTGACGCAGCGCCTCATTGATCACGGTGCAGGCGGGGTTCTTCTTGAGCACGCCTTTGGCGTCCACGACGGTGATGCCCTTGCTGGCCACTTCTTCCTCAGCAAACCGCCACCGCTCGTAAGCGGCGCAAAAGACCGCCAGGTTGTGCGTGTCGGTGCGGGTCATGATCCCGGTCTGGGTCAACCACGGCGCAATGGCGCCCCACATTTCAACGGCCCATTCCCCCAGCCACTCCGGGGCGTCCGGGGTTTCCGCCAGGGGCGCCGGCGCGGGGCCGTCCTTCTTGAGTTTTCGCTTGCCGGGGTTGCCCTGCAGCAGCTTGAGGGCGGTAGGTTTCGCGGGTCGCCCCATCGTTCAGGCCTCCCGATTTTCTGGAATGCGATTTTTTTTAATTTCGCGGGTGTGTAAAAAAGGCTGGGCGATCGGTGGAGAGAGACGAAAGCTGTAGGGATTTTGCCCCGCCCCCTCATTTGGCCGATTTTTGACCACTTTTCGCTAATTTTGCCCGCAGACTCTCGCCATCGATTAAGGCAGTCAGATGTATAAACGGACGCTTTGGCACTCCGTCAGCGGCATGCATGTATGCGTCAATTGCTGCCACTAACTCATGTTGAACACGCGAAATCAGCTCTGGAATTCCAAGCTTATGAATGTTTTTCCAGCAGTACAGCGCTCGATCCAGGTGCCAGTCACCATGGCAGATCAGCTCGGTACTTCGGCTGCGCTTGATCGCTCTTTCGCGCAAACGCATTGCCTCACGCGCCAGGCGGACGGCCTGACCGAGCCCGTGCCGACTCTGCCGCCGTTTTGAACTTGTGGCAGTTTTCATTGATGGCAAACAGGTTGGATGGGTCATTCGTTCCCCCTTCGAACTTCGGTATGCGATGGTCAACCTCTGTTGCCGGCAGTCGCCGACCATTGCAGTCATGGCACTGGCACAGATAGCGATCTCGTTTGAGTACTGCCTTGGCAAGCTTGCGCCATGCCCAGTCATAGCCACGCTGCTCAGCAGTGCCACGGCTTGGGTTGCTCCAACCACTTGCAAGCGAGCCATGCGCGGTGCAGTAACCGTGGCTATCGCCGGTTTTGCCGGGACACATAGGAACACGACACGGGCGCTTGGCCTTGGGCGGCATAGATCAGCCCTCCACCTTCTTGCCCATGAAGCGGTCGGAGTACTCACGCAGCTTATCCACCCCCATGAAACCAACCATGCAACCGGCGAAGACCGAAAGGTTGGCAGGTAGAGCGAAGTACTCCAGCACTGGCAACAGGCTTACTGCTATAAGGCCGCAGATGGCGCCTTCGAGCAGAACTTTTCGGCCTCGGCCACCTCCATAAATGACTCGAAACATGGCCACTGCGGCGGCAATGCCGCCAGTGGAAAGCTGGGGTTGGTGCGCTATCAGCCAAGCTAGCGTTGCGGCCCAAAGGCCGGGATCTTTCTCAGGCATATGGGCCATCTCAGTTCCTCCCGCTATCGGGAGCGCAAATGAAAAAGGCCCGCCGGAGTGGCGAGCCTTTCGAAGTAAGTCGGAAGCGGGAGCTTACCGCATGATCGTCGGACGCTGGGTCAGCCACTGCGTGGAAGCGTCATTCGCAGAATGGAAACACCAACTCCTTGGCTGGGAACTGTCAGTGTCACGTTGCGTTGCCAGCCGGACACGCTGCTATGAAAACAGAGCGATTCCATATGGACAACCTTTGTTTTCGCGGCGAGGAATAAGGAATAGCGGCCAGGAGGTCCCGGGCTAGCCAAATGAAAGAGCCCAGCGGAAGCTGGGCTTTGGCCTAAGCAACGGGCGTTACTCATGTGGCATATCCGCCTCTTCTGGATTTACACGCTGCGTTTCGACCTCCTCATGATCCTCTTCCTCATCGATGAGTGGGTCGTCATCCACCGAGTCTGGCTCGGTAGCGATATTTGGATTCCTTCCGCCCGGTTCTCTTGGATCACTGCTCATAGCGGCATACCTCAAGTGGATTATCAGATGTCACACCTAATTTGATGACTACCGACACCAACCTGTTCGTTCTTATTTCAAGCCACCGGTCGCTTTGTTACAGGGCACCGCTCTCGCCCTACCGACTGTCTAAAACCTGGAACACTGGAGATAAACAACCACTCAAGGCTCAGCAATCAGCGAAACTGAGCATATCGCGTACAATGCAAAGCCCAGCGCATGGCTGGGCTTCTCTCTTTGGTAATCACCAGAAATAGGCGAATTCATAAACAAGCTCTTCAAATAGCCTTATGGAACAAATTCACAATTACTCCAGTGGGCGCTCGTTAAAGCTATAGCGCTCGGCATTGGATGCCCGCGATGGGTCCGGCGGACCTTGCTTCTGCCCGCCTCGAAATGGTCGCTTATCAATGTACTCATTGCGGCCGTCGGGACGAGCTGTTTTGGCATCCTCTTCTCGACCGTTTTGCAAGTCACCCTGCCCGTGTCTCCTGCCACCCTGGCCATTATTCCCTTCTCTGGTCATACACACCTCTCAATGCTCAGAAGTCCTGAGCTATATTGAGTATGCGCTTATTAAGACCAAGAAATTATTTATCGGACCACCGGCAAAAATAGAAAACACCAATTAACGAGCGTAGCAAAATATTCCTCTAAAGCGTTTCACGTCGAGGCGCAGGCTATAATTTCTTGTTGAAAGTCATCAGGATAATGTCCCACACAGGGTGATTGCCGCCATGGCAGAAGAGAGCGATTCGATACCCAGCAGCGATATTCTCTTCGACGATGCCGCCTGTGGATTGTTGCTGACGGCGGAAGGCGGCGCTATCAAGAGGGTCAATCTGACCTTTTGCCGCTGGATCGGGTACTCCAAACAGGAGCTTTTGAATCGTCAAATTCAGACCTTGATGAGCGATGAGGCGCGCGCCTTCCACCAGACCCATTGGCTCCCACTCATGCATGTACAGGGAGCAATTTCAGATGTGAAGTTCGACCTCGTTCACCGAGATGGCCACCTCATTTCAATGATGCTCAACGGCATCAGGTGCGAGCATGCAAGCGGTATTTTTCACGAGCTAACGCTTTTCAAGACGCGAGACCGCAACCGATATGAACGAGAGCTGCTCAATGCTCGCATGCTCGCAGAGCGGCACCTGGCAAACCACCTGAAATCCCAGCGAGCCCTGGACGTGGCCCAGGGCAAGTTGCGGCTGACCTATGCGGCAGCGGAAGACAGGGCCCTATTTGCGGAACAGATGATAGGCATCGTTAGCCATGACCTACGAAACCCATTGGCCGCAATCAAAATGGCTGCCAACCTACTGGCACGCAAGCACCTAGATTCCAAGACGTTGCAGACCGTAGGCCACATCACGCATTCGGTAGGCCGGGCACAGCGTCTGGTGGCGGACCTGCTCGACTTTACGTTGGTACAGGTTGGACGTGGCATCGCGGTGACAAGGGAGCCCGTCGATCTGCACATGCTGGTGGAGGAGTGCCTGGAAGAACTACGGTTAGTTTTCCCAGGCCACGAACTCATCCACCAGATCGCTGGGCAAGGAGAGTTCAGCGCGGACAGCGACCGGCTCTATCAGCTTCTTGGGAATTTGATTGCCAACGCTATCGCCTACGGCGCACCCAACGGCAGCGCGACCGTAGAATCCCGCATTTCTGATGAGGAGGTAATTCTCGCCGTCCACAACCTAGGCACGCCGATCCCTGAAGAGCTGATCAAGGATCTGTTCGAACCCATGATACGTGGAAGCCATGACAATGCAGGCCTCCGAAGCATCGGGCTGGGTCTTTTCATCGTGCGCGAAATAGTGAGAGCTCATTCCGGGGAAGTGATCGTGACCTCCTCCGCAGAGAAAGGCACGACGTTCACTGCGTCATTCCCCACACTGACGACTCTGGACCACTCAGCAGAACCACCTAATGACTAGGTCTGAGTACCGGCCCAAAAAGGCAGAAGGCTCCGTATTCCGCAGTAGACTTTCCCTCCCACAGAACGTAGTCATGCTGCTTCCCGACTAGCTTCCAGCACACAATCGATCCAGGCTACACCCGCCTTGATGAGTTCGCGAGCCTTCATCTCGCTGCAACCATAATGCCGCCCCACTCGTATGGCAGGCCACTTGGCACCATAGTAAAGCCAGACCATATCCCCCATCTGCTGATCACGCCGGCACAAGCGAGCCACGGCTCCGTCGACCGTCATAGCCAGTTCATCAGTAATCGAAAATGTCTTGGAAGCCGACGGCAAATGATCGCGCATCAGGGCAAAAGCTGGCGACGTGTAGCCGGGTATTCCCATGCCTTCCATCCGCCACCAACCCCATTGTTCAAGCATGTATTCAGTGTCCCCCAATGGGCGATGCAACGGTTTCCTAATGTTCATCCTTCAGTCCCCAGTGTAATTGGTGCCACCAGCGCCGAGCCGGTTGCTTTCCTGATACCCGGCCGCTGGCCCCGTGGCCCGCGCCATCCTCAACTGCTCGATCTGCCGTGTCGCCGCTTGCAGCCTCATGCTGAGCTGGGTCACCAGGTCATTCAGGGCCAAGGCCTCGCCGGTTGAAGCCGCCACCCAGCCCGAGGCGTTGCAGCGTTCGCATGACAGCTCGTAAAACACCCCCTTGATAAGCCCTCTCCCACGGCATTCAGGGCATTGAGCCAGCTCAATCACCGGCTTCTTCAGGGCCGGTCCGTGGCTCTTTTTCATGCTTTCGAATCCTCACTAGTAACAAATTCGGTAAGGTTGCTCGAAGCCGCGCCATTAGCGGGCTGCGCGCCGTTATGAGAAATCTCGGATAAGGCCTCTGTAAGGCCGTGAATGGCACCGAAGCCAATGCCGTCTAACCAGGCGTGCCACTTCTCCAGGGCTGCCCGGCGCTGCTGCATAGCCTGGGTGTGGATGTAGGTGCTGGCGATCTTTCCCAGCGAGTGATTCAGCAGCATCTCGCCAATGTGGCCGTCAATGCCGAGGTCGGTCCAAGTGCTGCGGGACACCTTGCGCAGGTCATGACTGGTCCACGCGCCCCGCCCCAGCCGGGTGAAGACAGCACTGGCCTGCGTCTCGCTGAGCGGCAGCCCGCGTCGACTCGGGAACAGGTAGGCGCCCTGGTAACCTTGAGCCTGCTGAATCGCCCAGTATCGGGTTAGCAGTGCTTGCAGCTGGGCGGTCAGAGGCAAGCGGTGCTCGGTGCGGGTCTTGGTGTTCGCCGCTGGGATAAACCACTCGGCCGCCGCTAACGAGACATCAGCCCAGCGCGCCACACGGGTCTCGCCGATTCGGGTGCCATGGGCCAACATCATCAGGGCCAGCATGGCGTCACCAGGGGTCGCGTCGAAGGCCTGGGCCAGTTGCTGCATCAGCTCGGGCAGTTGCACGTCACGCAGGCGCGCCGCCTTCGGCAGAATCTTGGCCTTGGTGAAGTCATTGAAGCGCATCCCGGCCATGGGGTTCCCATCGATCAGGCCCAGCTTCAAGGCCTGGCGGAAGGCGGTCAGCAACAGGGCGAACATCTGCCGCAGGTACGAGAGCGACACATCGGCCTGAGCCGGCCACATCAGTCGTTTGTCGAGAGAGTCGGCACTCACGTCCGTAAGGGCGAGATCCGCCAGTCGCGGTTTCAGGTGCTGAGCGATGGCAGACCGCGCGCCTGCCTTGCGCTTCGCCGACAACGAGCGATCGCGGGCCATCCGGTCGCCGTACCAATCCAGGAGCTGGCCCACGGTACCCATGCCGGACGCCACGGGCGCGGTGGCCGGATCTCGCAGCAGGCGCCGACGCAGCGCGGGCAGTTCGGCAATCACCGCTGCAACGCCCAAGTCGGGCCAACGTGCGACCGGCACCCACCTCTTGCCGCGCACCAGGTGCCAGGTGCCACGCTCGCGAGTGATCCAGAACCGCAGGTACAGGCCAGGGTGACGAGGGTCGCGCAGGTCGCGTACGGCCTTGTCGGCAGCCTGCCGGCGGACTTCGACCTCGCTGAACTTCACTTCCCGGGTCGCACTCATGCGATCAGCACCCCTTCGTTGATCAAAGAGGCCTGGGTACGCATCACGCCCTCAGCGTGGTACCGCCGCGCTGCGTCGCGGTCGACATTGCGGCTACGGCCATCACAGGCGTCATGGCAGGCGCTGCAGGCCCAAGCGCCCTGCATGTCGTGTGGTTTCATGCCGACACCGCAAGTGCCTGCCATGCGGTAATGCGCAAGCACGGTGGTTTCTGGATTGCCGTTACACACCCCGGGAATGCGTACTTGGCACTCCCGGCCGCGTGCGGCCTTGGTCAGCTTCGATTGCCGCATGGGCTGTCTTCTCCATGAAGGTCAATGACGGTGTAAGCGCTCGGCCACATGAGTTGGCCATGCGCGACGGCCGAGGCTTCGTCGCGATAGAGCGCAATGGGTGGATGCGAGGTACTGGAGAGCCCGAACAGGTCGGAGCGGCAGTACAGCGCGTATCGGTATTCGGTGAGGTCAGGTGCGGGAAGCTCGATCATCGGCCGAGCATCCTGGATCGGATCGCCGCCAGGGCTTCATTCCCCACTTTTGGCGTGCGCTGGCCTGGCACCTCCGCAGGGAGAGCCAGCGGCATCCTCTGCAACGGCTCACCTGCGACCAGGCGCCGAACGGCAATCGTGTAGTTGCGCTCGAACAGCTTGGCGCTCACATCGGTAGCCAGCTTGTTCAGGTTCTCGAAACCACTTTCCTTGGCGGCATGCCAGACCGCGTCATGGGTCCATTTGCCCTTCCCTGCCATGGCGGGATGCGCGTTACGGCAAGCTTCACGGAAGGCAGCAGCCAGCGGGGGAAGGCCCAGCATTTCCGGCGAAGGCTGGCACCACTCGATGAACTTCCCGGGCGCCGGGATGAACTCGCGGCCGGATTGCCGGCAGCGCATCAAACCGAACTGCAGTTGCTCCGGGGTGTTGATGCCAGCCTCGAGAAACGCAGTCAGCCATTGCTGCTTGGCGGCCTTGTACGTTGCTTCGTCCGGCCACGCTCGCTGCCAGGCGCTGCAGATCGTGCGCAGATCACGGAACAGATCGTTGATCACTGCCGCAGTTTTGCGATTGAGCTCGGCCTTCACATCGGCGGGCAGCGAGTAATCCGAGGGCACGTATTGGCCAGCCTGGACCTTTGCCCACAAGCCATGGGCCACGGTTGCAACCTGATTCATTGGCCGCCCCCTTCCCCGATCCACGATGTGTCATCGTCATCGAAGCTGGAGCGCTGCGATCCGCCGGTGCGAGCAACGGGCGAGCGCGCAGCACGGGCGAGATCGGACTTCACCCAACTGACCAGGGCGGCCAGCCACTGCTTTTCGGTTTGGGCCAGGCCCTTGGCATCGTGGTGGAGCACAAAGCCGGAAATGGCAACCGCGTTGAATTGATCCAGGGTCAAGCCTGCACGACGGGCATAGGCTTTCAGCAGTTCCGGATTCGGTTCCCAGTCAAGGGACATTGCGAACGGCTCGCGCTGAGAGAGAGTAGATTGGTTCAATGACGGATTGGGTGCAGCTCCTGCACCCCGTTCGGTCGTGAGCTGCACCCCGTTCTGCTGTGAGCTGCACCCCGTGCCTTGAGCTGCACCCCGTTCGGAACGAGGTGCACTAGTTTCACCCCGTTTGATTTGAAGGTCGTACACAACCGGACGACGGTCACGTCGGTCAATGTGGGCGGCCGCAATGGCTTGGTTGCCTTCCACTATCAGGCCTGCTTTTGCCAGCTCGCCAAGCTTGGTGCGTACGGTACGCTCGGACAGTCCAGTGTGTTCGGCGAGAGTAGCGGCAGACGGAAATGCGCCCCTACCACTTACACCGGCATAGTTCGCGAGACAAAGGAGCACATGCCTCGCCGGCGCATCTTTGAGCACGGATGTAGGTAGCTCCATCGCCCACGCCATAGCTTGGACGCTCACATCAACCCCCAAGTACGTAGTTGATTCGAGATAAGTGGAGCTGCAGGCGCAGAGTTGCCTGCACCAAAAGTAGGATGCATACTTGTCCCCGATAGAAGCTGTTGAAGAAGCCGGGCTGCCACCCGGTTTTTTTATGCCTGCGATTCAGGCGTTAGGGGTGTCCGATGCATCCGTGGTAGCTTTTTGCTTCCACACGAAAAGGTCCAAGGAGACCGGACATGTCAAAGGGTTTGCACATCAACCCCATTGCCGGATGGCAATTCAAAGCTGTTGAGCATCTGCAGCTGGTCTTGATGGAAATCAGCTATCTTTCCACTCCCTTCCAAAATCTTGATGAGGCTCAGAAAGCTCCGCTACTGGGCCTGACCGCTCAAGAAGCACGAGAGCTGAGTGAGGCACTGAGAAGATCTGCAGAGCATCTGGAAGGACTACAGATGAGATCACCTGAAGGTCCGAAGCACTAACGGTGAAACAGGCGGGTGCCACGCTCGCCTCTTTGTCATCCTTTCCCGACACCATCCCCCTCTCCTACTGGTTAGATTCACAGGTGTTTTGGTCATCTAGTGACTCATGACCCGACAAAGCAAAATTCCCTTGTCAGGCCACCAGTTCAGGCCAAATCACATGCCAGTCACTGGGGCGGAGCTGCCGCCTAGTCACCGAGCCAGCACTAGCTAGCTCGGTCTTAGCAGCCATCTCTGCTGAAGCGGACTTGTGTCCATAAGCAACCAGCCTCAGGTATGCCCGAGACGTTCCTGTTTGCGCGATCTGGTCATCAGTCGCCGTTTTGAGCCACTCCAGCAGCCCGTTCTTTCTGGTCCGCATGTCCGGGCCTCCATCATGGTCCATCGAATTATTACCGACAGGTAATGATTAAACAATACCTGCAGGGAATTTACCTTTTGGTAACGTTTTCAGATCATTGCTCAATGGAAATCTCAGATACCCGCCGCGACAATTTGCGGCTCCTCATGAACTCGCGCTTCGAAGGCAAGCAGGCCCGTATCGCTGACGCCCTAGGGAAAAGTGCGAACTACATTTCCCGGTGCCTCGCACGACCTGATAGCGCAGGCGCAAAGAAGATCGGGGAAGACCTTGCCCGCGAGATCGAGGAAACCCTCGGCCTCCCTCGCTATGCGATGGATCAACCTGGGCTATCTGCTAAGGGCGTGACAGAAATTCAGGCGAATGCCGAGGTAGTCGGCTCATTTGACGTCTGGGACGACAACACGCCGCTGGCTGACGACGAGGTCTATGTGCCGTTTCTCAAGGAAGTAGAGCTTTCCGCAGGCCGGGGCCGCACTGCAGTGGAACAGGCTAGCGGTCGTAAGCTTCGCTTCGGCAAGCTAACCCTGCGCCGGCAAGGCGTTCAGCCGAGCGATGCCGTATGTGTGACCGTAAGCGGGAACAGCATGGAGCCAGTCCTTCCAGATGGAAGCACCGTAGGAGTAGATCAAGGCAGAACCGCAGTGGTAGACGGCAAGATGTACGCCATAAATCACGGCGGCCAATTGCGCGTGAAAACGCTATACCGTCTGCCCGGTGGTGGGGTACGCCTACGTAGCTATAACCGTGACGAACACCCGGATGAGGAATATTCGGCGGAAGAGCTTGTCTCCAAGCAGATCCTAGTGATTGGTCGAGTGTTCTGGTACTCAGTGCTTCTATAGCCCGCACCCTCCAATCGAAGCCCGCCATCGCGGGCTTTTTTTCGCCCGCCCGAAAAAAGATTACCTATAGGTATTGACCAAACATGTTACCCAAAGGTAACTTTAATTCGTCGCCGGATCGACACCGGCCAGCAACGAAGGCAGCGATGAACAGGCCTCAACTGTTCAGAGGGGTGGCAACTGCCCTGGGCGTGCAGCGTAAAGCGCCAATGCAGTTTTCCAGCGGGTATGTGCCGCGGCTGGAGAGAAGATTTCACTGGCTGGCCTTGGGAACAGGTGCGGATTCCACGCCATTCGGACACTCAGCCCACGCTGATCCGGACACCTGTTCCACGATCATTCGGACAGGCAGTCGGAGCGCAGCGACGCAGGGGTGGCATTGTTAGTCCGAGGTGCCCGGCG